GTTCCGAAAAACTGGACAAAGTCTCGCATAGACCCCCGTCATTGACAGGTTTTCGCCGGAGGTGATTAGAAATGGCGAGAGTTACGGAAAAGTCAGAGATAGAACGGCTGACAAAAATTTACGAAACGCTTCCACCGAAGCAGCTTGCCCTCGCTCAGGGTCTGATCGTCCAGGCGGCGAGGATCCGGGTCAGGCTGGATGAGCTGAGCGCGGATATTAACGAGCACGGCATGACAGAAATCTTCCAGCAGAGCGAAAAATGCAATGCTTACTCGCGCACGCGGCCTGAGGCAGAACTTTTCGTGAAGCTGGACAAGAATTACCAGTCCGTGATCAAACAGTTGGACGGCATGATCCCTCGTGATGATGCACCAACTGAGGACGTGTTCAGCTGTGACTGATAACTGGATTTACACCTACTATCAGCAGATCAAAAGCGGCGATGTGATCGTCGGGCAGTGGATCCGGACGTGGTATGAGATCGTCATGCAGGGCCTGCTCGATCGGACATGGTTTTTTGATCAGCACAGAGCGAACGAAGTCATCAACTTTATCGAGCGATACTGCCACCATCATGAAGGTCCGCTTGCACCTGGACTCATAAAACTGGAGACATGGCAAAAGGCTGAGGACTCCATCATTTACGGAATTGTGGACGGCAATGGCCACCGGCAGTTTCGTGAGATTGTGGAGGTCATGGGCCGAAAGCAGGGCAAAACCGCTCACATGGCTGCCAGAGCCTGTTATCATCTCTTCAAAAATGGCGGCTATGGTGCCCGCGTGATGATCGGCGCACCGAAACTGGACCAGGCGCGGCTGTGCTATGAAGGCATCTATCAGACGATCCGCAAAGAGCCGAAAATGGATCGGATGACCAAACGCCGGCGGACGGATCTGTATATCGAGGCAACGAACAGCAGTGCCCAGCCGATCGCGTTCTCAGCGAAGAAAAGCGACGGCTTGAATATCTCCATGGGCATCCTGGACGAGTTTGCGGCTTTCCAGGGTGAGCCAGGTCTCCGCATGGCTGAGACATTCAAATCGTCCCAGGGTGCACGAATTGATCCGCAAATGTTCTATCCATCCACAGCGAACTTCGTCGATGAGGGCCTGTACGATGAGCTGATGAAACGCTCAACGGCAGTGCTGCAGGGAACCAGTCTGGAAACAAGATTGGCTCCTTTTTTGTACATGATCGACGATGTCGAAAAGTGGAACGACATGCGAGAGCTGCACAAAGCCATGCCTAACCTGGGTGTGTCTGTCTCTGAGGACTACATCCGGGAAGAGATTGCAGTGGCAGAGGGATCACTCAGTAAGCGTGCTGAGTTCATTACGAAGTACTGCAATATCAAACAAAATTCGTCACTGGCATGGTTCAGCACTCAGGACATCAAAAAGATGTTCGGAAACGACCTGCACCTGGAAGATTTCCGCAATTGCTACTGCTTGGGTGGCATCGACCTCAGTCAGACAACAGACCTTACATCCTGCTGTGTCTGCATACAGAAGGACGATGTCATCTGGGTCTTTTCCAAATTCTTCCTGCCGCGTGAAAAGATTGCAGATGCGACGGCGCGTGACGGCATTCCCTACGACATCATGATCCAGCGCGGCCTGCTGACGGTCTCCGGTGATTCTATCGTGAATACCAGAGACTGCTTCGACTGGTTCAAGTCGCTGGTCCGCGAGTATCAGATCTTTCCTCTGTACGTAGGTTATGACCGATACACAGCGGACTATCTGGTGCAGGATATGTCAAACTTTGGATTCCACATGGAGTCTGTCTTCCAGGGATTCAACCTGACCGGCATTGAGAATGATCTGGAAGGCATGATCAAGGAAGGCCGGATCCGGTGCGCGGACGACAATGACCTGTTGAAACTGCATTTCAAGGATGCGGCTCAGCAGATTGAGTCCGGTACCAGCGCACATCCCCGGAAGAAACTCATCAAGATCGGCAAGAATGCACACGTTGACGGAGTGGCCGCCATCCTGGATGCGCTGTGCATGAGGGCAAACCACTGGCAAGAGGTTGGGCCGCAACTCGAAAATAGAAAGAGGTGATAGCATGGGACTCTTTGAGAAAATCTTTGGTAACCGGCAGCAGGTTCTCGCTGCCCAAAAAACATTTCAGCTTCTTGACGGCTATCGCCCATCCTTCCACACGTGGCAGGGATCGATTTTCGAGTCGGACCTGATCCGGGCGGCACTGGATGCACATGGACGACATGATGCCAAATTGTCGATCAATATCGACGGATCAGCAAAACCCAATCTCAGGACACGGATGCTCATACAGCCGAATCAGTTCCAGACATGGCCGCAGTTTTTGTATAGAACTGCTGCCATTTTATATGCGAAAAACACGTGTTTTATGGTTCCGGTGCTCGGCGAGTACGGAGAAGCCAATGGCGTGATCAGCATCGTGCCGAATCGCTGGGAACTGGTCGAGGATCAGGGTGTGCCGTATGTGCGGTTCCACTTCAACAACGGCAAGCGGCGTGCAGTGGAGCTGTGGAACGTTGGGATCTTGACACGGTATCAGCTGAACAGCGACCTGTTCGGAGAGGATAACAGCGCACTCCGTCCGACGCTCGATCTGATCGAGATGCAGAGACAGGGCATCAGCGAGGGGATCAAAAACTCCGCCACATATCGCTTTATGGCGACCAGCTCGAACTGGTCAACGGATGAAGATCTCGCCAGAGAGCGTGATAGGTTTAATGAGCACAACTTCCGGTCTGGATCCGGCGGTGTGCTGCTCTGGCCGAACACGTACAAAGACATCAAACAGATCCAGCAGGATGCATACAAAGTCGATCCGGAGCAGATGAACACGATCAAAAACAACGTGTTCTCTTATTTTGCGGTGAATGAGGACATCATCCAGAACAAAGCCTTCGGTGATAGCTGGATGGCATTTTATGAGGGTGCGGTCGAGTGGTTTGCCGTGCAGCTCTCTGAGGCCATGACGCGGATGCTCTACACCGAGAGAGAGCGCACCGGGTACGGCAATAAGATCTGGTTCACGGCAAACCGACTGCAGTACATGAGCAACAGCGACAAGTTGAACGCAATCAGCCAGCTCGCTGACCGTGGCCTGATGACTCGCAATGAGCTGCGCGACATTCTCAACCTGTCGCCGCTTCCGGAGCCGTATGGCTCACAGATTCCTGCGCGTGGCGAGTATTACAACGTCGCTGAAGCGCAAGAAGGAGGTAATGACGATGCCGAATAAAGAAATTCGTGCTTTCAATTTTGAAGTAAGAGCAGAAGAAAACGAAGAACACGGCCATTTTCTCAGCGGCCGTCCGATCGTCTTTGACCAGCGCACTGACCTGGGCTGGTATGACGAAATCATCGACCGGGGTGCACTCGATGTCACTGATCTGAAGGATGTGCGCTTCCTGGTCAACCACAATACCGACATGATCCCTCTGGCACGGTCGAGAAACAATAACGAACATTCGACCATGCAGCTGAGCGTGGATGCCGACGGCATGGGCATCCGGGTGGATCTGGACACTGAAAACAATGCCGATGCAAGAAGCCTTTATTCTGCGGTAAACCGGGGCGATATTTCCGGAATGTCGTTTATGTTTACCGTTGACAAGGATGCCTGGGACGACATCGAAAGTGACCATCCGACACGCCATATCCGCTCGCTCGGGCGCGTGTTTGAGGTCTCTGCAGTAACGTTCCCGGCATATGCTCAGACATCCATTCAGGCTCGTGGGGTTTCTGACGCGCTGGAGAGCGCAAAGGAATCACTGGAGAGTGCACGGCAGGCTCTGATGGAAGAACGGGCAGCACAGGCCGAAAATGAACGCCGGACGGCGGCTCTGGAGCGGCTGAATAAACTTATTGAGGAGGTCAAAGCAAATGTTTGACTTTACCACAATGACGGTGGACGCTCTGGAAGCGCGTCAGGCAGAGATTGCCGGCATGGAGACGGAGAACGCCACTGCTGAAGAACTGGAAAACAGGTCTACTGAGCTGGAAGCCATTAAGGCTGAGCTGAAGACCAGAAAAGCCGCCGCTGAAGAAGCGGAAAAGCGTCGTCAGGAAATTGCTGACGGTGCCGGCGAGACTAAAGAAGAACACAAGGAGGAGAACCGTATGGAACTTCGCGATTTTCTGAAATCCAATGAGTATGTTGAGGCTTATGCCCGTTATATCAAATCCGGTGATGACACTGAGGTGCGCTCCCTGCTCACCGTGAATGCTCCCAACAATGGTTCCATCCCGGTTCCTGTGTACCTCCAGGAAAAGATTGAAACCGCCTGGGAGTCTGATGGTATCCTGTCCCGCGTGAACAAGACCTACATGCGCGGTAATTTCAAGGTTCCCTTTGAGCTTTCCGCTGATCCGGCCTATGTGCACGCTGAAGGTACCACGGCACCCACTGAGGAAGCCCTGACCTTTGGTCTGGTTGAACTCAAACCTGAAAGCATCAAGAAGTGGGTCAGCTTCTCCGATGAAGTCGCAGATATGAAGGGTCAGGAATTCCTGGACTACATCTATGATGAACTGACCTACAGGGTCACCAAGAAGCTTGCGGAAGAGTGCCTCGATGACATCACCACGGCCAACGCGACCAATGGCAGCACTGCCATCGGTGTGCCGCGTGTCGATATGGCACCTGCTGTCGTGACCATTCCCACTGCCATGGCGCAGCTGGGTGAAGATGCCCGGAATCTGGTTGTGATTCTGAATCGGCAGACTGAGGTTGAATTCCTGGCCGCCTATGCTGCTGGCAACTTTGCCATTGATCCGTTTGCTGGTCTGACCAAGGTGTACAGTTCTCACCTGCCTGCCTACTCCACCGCGAGCACCAATGATGTGTATGCCATCGTTGGCGATCTGAAGGGTATGCAGGTCAACTTCCCGGAAGGCGATGGCATGACCATCAAATATGATGACCTGACCAAGAAGACTCTGGATATCATCGAAGTGCTTGGCCGTATGTTTGCCGCGCACGGCATCACCAAGCTGTCTCACTTCGTCAACATCCGGAAGCCTGCCGCTGGCACTTCGACCTGATGCTGGTCCGTCTGACCCGTGATGCCAGGATTCACCACAAAGCAGGGGAGATTGTTGATGTCTCCCCTGCTGAGTATACATACCTGGTCACCACGCATTCAGGGGTTCCGGTAGTCACGGCGAGCGCGGCCAAAGAGACTCCGGAAACTGACGCACCTACAAAGACCACGAGGAAGGCGAAAA